CTCTTTTGCCCGTCTTTCTTCGTGATAACCCTTAGAAAAGTGCTGGATTCGCTTCTTTACACCCTCTGAATACTGGGCCAACTCGTCGTCCGTCACCTCCGCAGGAGGCTCCTTCATGGGTTGTCTGCCCTGATCTTCGGGGGGAGTATCGTCTACAACTTCAATTTCCAGCTTTTCTTCCTCGGGTTTTTCTTTGGAAGGAGCCTCTACAACCATTTCGTCGGGGAATTTAAAGTCATCTGCCATGGTTTTCCCCTTAAACGCGGCTGATACCGCGAGGATCTTGCACAACCGCCTCGACGCTGTCGTCGTTAATCAAGCGGAACTCGCGCCCATGGATTTTGACTCGGGTGCCCGTGTTTGGACGAACCAAGACGAAATCCCCAACCTTACAGGACGGGCCAGACGGGAATCTGGTTTTATCCGCGTAAGCGTCAGGCCCCATTGCAACCACAAACAAAACAGGCGACATCACTTCTTCAAAGTGCATCGTTTGGCCGGATTTAACCAGTCCACTGTCGTATTTGTCCTCAATCTCCGGTAACACGCACAAGAGATGATAGGTTGCGGGTTGTGGCAATTGTCTTGCCCTTTCCTCCGGGGTTTCCGGAAGGACGGTGGGAATTGCTTCCTCACCGGTTGAGAGTAGGATTTCACTCATCTTCGTCTTGCTCCATTCTTCGCACGAGGTCGGTGATGTACATGTGTGCCTGGGATAGACCCCGGATCTCCCCGCACAAACTCTTGTATTCGGCGTAATCTTTAGCAGCCCCGTCCACCAATACGTGGGCGATAGACTCGCGCCGCTCTTCAATCTCTTTGATTACCACGGAAAACGCAGTGGTTGCCATGATGATTCCTTACTGTTACCACGGAAAACGCAGTGGTTGCCATGATGATTCCTTACTGTTTTTGTTGGACAGACTTGGTCGCATGCTTCACAAGATCAGCCCGGATCTTTTGTTGATGCTGGCGATCTTTGATGGCAGTGGTCATTGCCGTCTGTCTTTCTTTGGATGCCGCAGCCAACTGGGCGCTTTGCTGCTGTGCAGCAAGACGCATCTGTTCCTTCTGCGCATCAAGCTGTAAACGCTGCTGCTCAAGCTGCATCTTCTGTTGAGCAATCTGGAAATCGCGCTGGCTGTCGGCCTCTTTGCGCTGGAGTTCCTGCTGACGAAGTTGAAGTTCTGCCTGCTGCATCTGCAACATGGGGTTCTGTTGCATTTGCTGTGCTTGTTGTGATTGAGCCTTTTGTTGGTTGGTTTGCAACAACTGTTGTGCTGCCTGGGCCACCAGACGGCTCAGTTGAACTTCAGTGTTTTCATCCAACTGCGCATCAGGGGGCGTCATCTCCACCCCGAGTTGCTGCTCAATCATGGAGCGATATTTAAACGCCATGTGCTCTGCGATGTGGGACATGATCGACCCTTGCATCTGTTGAGCCATCGGAGATTGACCAATCATTCCCATGACCGACGGATCCTGCATCAAAGCCATGTGAGTGGCTATGTGGGCGTCGTGATCCTGGTAAATAAACGCTTTGGTCGGTTTACCCGTGAGGAACGCCATGTTTTCAGATACCGGATCTTTCGGCGTCTGATCATCCTCAACCGGAACCAGCTTCTCGGCGTTTTTAATACCGAGGACTTCGAGCATCTGTCGATGAAGCTGCGGTAGGTCATAGATCTGTGGAGCGCCTTGGGCCAGCTGAAGAGCTGCTTGATATTGCATGATCCGTTGCGCCATCGTGGAGGCATTAGGATCACTGACCGGGATAACTTCAGTAACGTCATAATCGGCCTGCTTTGCAAGTTTGTCCCCACCCTCCGGGGTGTACTCATAATCCGGCGGCATGAAGTCGCGGATGATGGCTTTGAGTAGACGGAACTCAATCTTCAAACTCTCATGGACACGGGCCTGGACGGCGCTCATCGTCTTGAGGGTGCGCTCCAAAATAGCCAGCGTCGTTCCCACCGGAGCCTGGGCAGACATGTCACTGATTTTCATGTCAGTGATTGCCCCAAGCCTTCTGCCTTCTTCAGTGATTTGGTTGAGCAACTGAATCAGCGTCTGGCTTGGCTCTTTATACGGAAGCGGCATGATGTTGTCGCGGATGGTGCCGGACGGAACATCAACATCACGGAACTCTCCAGGAGCAATCGGGGTGTCGTCTCCCTTTACACGAAGACCACGGGCCTTCATGCCTCCAGGGAGGTTGCTCAGAGTTCCCGCATCAACCAACTGCCGGATGAGCGAAGTACCGGCCCGGGCATATCCTCCGATGATATGAATCAGGCCCATGCCATACGCCCCAAACCCTGGGATGTATGTGTACTGAACGAAGTGCTGACGCTTTAAACGCCGGTCATCTTCTTCTTTCCAGTTCCGACGAATGGCCAGGACATTACTAGACCCTCTCTCGATGGTGACGACATAAGGAAGAGCAATTCCATCTTCGTCTTCATATCCTGGCATGTCCCAATCTACGTGGATCTCAAGAATCTGAAAGCGGTCATCATCTGTCAGGGAATAACCCTGCTCTTCGGCCTTTTTCTTCTCAATGTCTGAAAAGATTCTTACAGGTTCTCCAAGGTCAATGTCTTTATAAAACCCGCTGACTTGAAGCTTTTTGATGTCGTTCTTTGTTTTACGCATTACGTGGGTAACACGCTCTGCGCTGTAAACATTAGAAGCTCCGTAGGGGATGATCACGTCTTCTGCCGGGATAAATGGAGCAGTCTGTCGTCCGATGGATGGATCGTAGTAGACCTTTTTAAACGCGGCTCCGGACAGACCGAGGTTATAAAGAAGTCTTTCATGTTCCGGGCGGTATTCAATCATCTCTTCCGTCAAGCGGAAGTTCATGTCATCCCTGACCCGCTCAGAGGCTTCTTCCTTCAACTTGTCAACAGCCCCGACGATCTGTGTCTTCACCGGCCCTTGGGCCGGGAAGGTCTCCGTGATCATCTCGGACTGAAAGCGGATGGCAGCTTCGTTTAAAAGGGCAGAGTACACCCCACACGCCCCAGACCAAGGCTCGGTTCGCTCTTCATACTTCAAACCCAGAACCTCTAGTCCTTTGACGTAGGACTCCGTCCAGTCTTTTCTGGAATTGATGTCCGCATCAACCAAACCTACCAGCTCAGAAGCAAGCGACTGCAATTCGCTTTCATCCATGTATTCGGCAAGGTTGGCATCAAAATCATCTGCCGTCTCTGATTCCGGTTCAAGTTCAATCTCAACTCCACCGGCTTTGATGTTTACACTCTCAGGATCCTCAATCTCAATCTCTAGGGCAGGTTCCACGCCCATTTGAGACAAATCCATCGGAGTAAGAGCGCGATCAATATTCGTTGCCATGATGATCCTTAGTAATAAGCCACCCTACGGGGGGCCATTGGGTAATCCTGTTCATCGCTGGAAATGGCAATAAACCCACCCTGACGGAATCTCATAAGGGCCTGACTGGACGAGTCCACCAAGTCATCATGGTCTCCATTTGGGAAAGATGCCATTTCCTCAACCAATTCTTCTGCCCATCTTGTCTCCGGACGCCATACCACGCCCGAGGCAAACAAGTCCGCAATCGAGTTTACACGTGCGATCTTATCTTGTCCCTTGTACGGTGTGTACTCCGAAAGAGGGATTCCCATCTTTCTTAATTCATAGATCAACGGAGATCCCGCCGCCCTCTTTTCCACGATCAATGTGTCTGGATTCCATTCCTTCCACATGTCAAAGGCTTTCTTTTTAAGATCCGGGAACTCCATCCGGTCTTTAAACGCATCAAGAAGGATGATGTTGGTCTTCATTTCCCCCTTGTCATCCTCCCTGTAGAACACTCCCCACGTGGTGCAGGCTGAATAGTCTGCCCTGTTGTGTTTTTCAAACGCTGTATCCCAGGATTGGATCAAGTAATCACACGCCGGAGGGGTGTCATCAGGCCAAATCTTCCAGAATTCGCGTTTGATGATCGCTCCTTCCTCGGATGTGGGGTTTTGTTGGTACTGGGCCTCCCATTTAGCGACCGGAAGCTCCGATTTAAGGGATTCCAGCTCCTCTTTCTTCCAAAATCCGGGCCAAAGAGGGTTCCCGGAGGGCAAAATGGCTGGAAATTCAATGACTTCCCAGTCATCTGTACCGTCTTTAGAGCTGTTTTTAAGGATCTGCCCGGTTAAATCACGCTTTGCCCACCGGGTCATCACAATAATGATGGCTCCCCCAGGCTGAAGACGCTGACGAGGGCCGGATGTGTACCATTCATACACACTGTCATAGACCGCAGGATTGCCTTGTTTGGCTTCCTGCTCCGAGTGGGGGTCGTCAATGATCAAAACATCGGCACCCTTACCCGTCACAGCGCCCCCTACACCGATAGCGAAGTAATCCCCACCCTGTTCGGTGTTCCATCTCCCAGCAGCCTTTGAATCGCTGGACAGTTTGGTGTTAAAGACCTTCTGGTAAGGCTCAGATTGGACAAGATTCCTGACCTTACGGCCAAAACCCACGGCAAGTTCAGCAGTGTGGGCAGTCTGGATGATCTTCTTTTGAGGAAATTTCCCCAAGAACCAAGCCGGAAGAAGATAAGAAGCAAACTCCGACTTAGTGTGCCGGGGAGGCATGTTGATGATCAACCTCTTTAACTCCCCTTTGGCAACCCTCTCAAAAGCATCTGCCATGATTTTGTGATGCCGGCCAGAAATAAACACCGGCCACATCTGTTGGACAAAGAACAAGAAAGACTCCCTACACCTTTCAAGCCGATCAAACTCCAATAACTGTTTGATCTTCAATCTCTCCTTCTCAGGCACCTTGTCCACAATGGACAGATACTGCCCCAACTCCTTTTGAGACAGCAAACTCACAGAGACACCACCTCTTTGACAGACTTGTCCACCATCTTAATCCCGTAATACTTCCGGGGTTTTGTCTGTAAATGACCCTCTTCCTCCAACCTCTTCACAATCCTGTGCATGTTGGATCTAGACCTCAACCCCAAACCCTTGGCCATTACGTCGTAAGAAGGAGACACTCCGTGCAATTGGATGTAAGCCTGGATAAACCTTAAAACCTTCTCCCACCTTCCAGTCATACTAACCTTTTGCCGCACGATCCATCTCCTTCAAACTTTCTTGAATCTCTACAGTCCACCTCATGGCCTCAATTGCCATCTTCATGGCCTCATTCATCTTTCTGTCCAAAACTGCCTGGTGTAACAGCTTTAAACACTTCTCTGCCATCATGGTGGGGTAAGCGTAATCTTTCATGCGTACAGTGTAAACGCGAACATTTAAACTTACAAGCGTTCGCAACATCCTTTTTTCAAAATATATATACCCCCCGGGGGTAGGCTTTTGGGATTGATAGGGGGGGATGTTCTGAAATGGGGGAATGGGATGAGTGGATTAGAGCGTAGGCTGGCGCGGGGCCGTCGTCTCCGCACAGCGCCCTCCCCCGTCCGGGTGGGTCTCGACCTCCCCCCGGTTTACACGCATCACGCAACCTCCCGCTTTTTGTTTACATCCAGCAAGCGCAGGTGTCCCGCGAGTTCTCTCCTGAGTTGCTCTGCCGTGATTGGTTTCTCTGCCTGTACCTGTTCCTTGAAGAGGTTTGCCGTCCGGCCCAGGAGTTCTAAAGCACGCAGTCTGGTGTTCTCTTGCTTGCCTCCCTTGCTCAGAGCAACAAGACTTCTCATCACATACCGTCTCGTGCTTGCCTGATCATCTGCGAGGGCTTCGGTGGTCTCTTCCCACCCGGCCTCTATCATTCTCTTGACCCGTGGGTCTTTGCTCAGTTTTGCTGCACAGGCTGATACTGTTGTGTCTGCTGCATTGGAGTTGGGATAAGCGTCCCTGTATGCTTGTCTCTTTGATTTTCCCTCTATGACTCCCTGTGCGAATGCTATTTGTTGTGCTGTTAGAGGTCTTACCCTTTGTTCACTTATCCCTACGATCTTTCCATCACTTCTCTCTCTTGGACTTTCTGCCGCTGCTGCTGCCTGTTCGGCTTCGCCTAGTTCAAAACCCCCAGCCCCGAGTGCGTTTAAACGCTCATCGATGAGTTCCCCCAGCAGGTTGTCGTCGGCCTCCCTCTCGGCCTCATCTCCCGCCTCCTCCAGGATTCTCTCGTACTCTTCCCGACTGACCCTCTTCATGTTTACACCCTCCAGGCAGACATAACCTCAAACACTGGACTCCCATCCAGCACTGTACGCATTATCACCTGTAATCCCATACAGTCAAGGGTTTACACGCTTAAGGGTTTACCCTTGGTCTTATAGAAGACTTTGTGGATAACTTGTGGAAATGATTGCCCGACCCTGTGGACAACTACCCCACCCTTAGCGACCCCTCAACCCACTTTTTTTGACCATTCCTTGCCACATTCCCACAGGTTATCCACAGAGTCTTATAGAAGACCTACTCTGTATATCGCGTGTACGTGACGCGCGTCTAGACTTACCCCTGAACCCCTCCATGAATACCCCTCACTAGTACTCGGGTATTGCTTGCACTAGTGCTTTCCGTGTATAGTTCACTCATGCCGCAACGACGCGGTCAACTAGTGAGGAGCAGAGAGATGAGCAAGTTGATTGAGACCTTCAAGAGGGCACCCACCCCGAGCAACCGTGTACGCCTCCAGGCATACCTGAACAAGCACCTGATGGCAATCTGCTTGGCAACTCCAGATCAAGTTGCCTTCCTCAAGACTCACGGTTTCAGCATTTAAATCAACCCGGAGATACATCATGCAACCCACTTATACCCCTGGCCCTTGGCATATCACAGAAACCGAACCCGGTATTGATGCCGATATGGATGTTTGGACTACAACCCCACGCTACGCGGGTGGAAAGGGTCTTATAGCTCGCGTGATTGAGGCAGATGACGCTCGCCTTATCGCCGCCGCGCCTGAAATGCTGGATGCGCTTCAAGCCCTAGAAACTATGGCTTTGCGTACTGCTAAAGCGTTTCCCAATGCCCCTGGGGTTGGTGATTGGAAGCAAGCCGCGCTAGTCGCACGCGCCGCCATTGCCAAAGCATCCGAGTGAGGAGGCCCACCATGAATATCACCGTCACCATTCGGCAGGTCTACGGGAATGAGGCAATCTATCCCGTCTGTGACAAGGCTAAGGCCCTCGCCGCCCTGGCTGGCACCAAGACGCTGACCCGCGCCGCCCTCACCCAGATCAAGACCCTGGGGTTCCAGATCACCGTTCAACAACCTACCGTCACCCTCTGAGGAGTAATCATGCAAGACGATAACACCCTGCTCCCCGCCGCTGATTGGCAAACCCAAGCCCGTGGCACCAATGACCAGGAGTACCAGATATATCTTTTCTGCGCCAATGATGGCAAGGGTGGGGACATAACCCGCAACGGTGCCCCGTTGAAAACATACGAAGAATGGCTGGCTTCCTGATACCCGACACTAGCACTAGGGTATTCGTTTACACTAGTGCAATTCGTTTACACTAGCGTCATACCAACACCGAGGAGAGAGAGAAATGGCCCAGATTCACAACACCCGCGAAGAGTGGTTACTCGCAGCGATAGAGGAGGTGCGCCCCCTGTTTTCCGCGAACAGTATCCCCCTGCCCGATGCGATCCGCGTCACCTGTGGATTCCCATCGACTGCTTCCAGGTCTGGCGCGATTGGTCAGGCGTGGTCATCTGCCGCCTCTGCCGACAAGCATTGGGAGATTCTTATCTCTCCCGTCCTGGCTGAACCCGCCCGGGTGATGGATGTGCTCATCCATGAGTTGTGCCATACCACTGCTGGCGCGATGAACCACGGGAAGGTCTTTGCCTCTGCCGCCCACCGTATGGGTTTGGCGCAGGGTGCGAAGGGTTGGAAGGCCACCGTGGCTGGCCCGACCTTTGACTCCATGTATAAGGACATTGTGGACGGTCTGGGGGACTATCCCCACGCGCCCCTATCGATGGGGCAGACCAAGAAACAGGCCACCCGTATGCTCAAGGCGCAGTGCGTCTGTGGCTACACCATCCGACTGACCGCCAAGTGGGCCAACACCGGCCTTCCCACCTGCGTCTGCGGTGGTTCTTTTAAGATTTAAACGGAGCAATACCATGACAGTCGCTGTACCCCGCGCCATTGCCCTTGAGATTGCCAAGATTAAATCCGAGGTGTTGACCGAGGCATTTCGGCAGCACTTCCACGGCGAACCCGTCTCGAAAACCCACGCAGCCGCCCAACTCGGTGAGTTGGTCATGAATGGGTTGACCACGGTGGACAAGATCCGTTTCACCAAGGTTACTCAACCCACCCCGAGTGTTGTCAATGATGCCGTGGCTGCGACTGCTGGTCGCGCCGAGGCCGCAACCCTTGATCTGGGGTTACGTTTGGACAGGGTGGAGTCGGGTTTGTTTGGCACTCAAAACACCATGGCATCGATGCAGACCAGCATCACCAACATTGCCGATGCGGTGAACAAGGCCAACCGCGCAATCGAGGGACTGTCTGACCAGATCGTCAGCGTGGACAAGACTCAGATTGCCGATGCCGTGCGCGTTGCGGTGGAGTCTGCATTTAAACCCATCGAGGAAGCTGCTCGTGCCAATGGCACCGAGTCTGCCGTGGTCGCCGCCGCCCAGGCTGCGTCATGCGTGGACAGAAAGACCTGCGCCGAGGTGTTTGGGGTGGACGTGCGTGACGCATTCGGCAATCCCCTCAAGGTGGACATTTGGAACAGCCCCGATGCGCCCCCGGTTGACCCCTGCTTCATCTGGACTGAGTCGATCCTCAAACCCTTGGTGTTGGCCCAGGCAGGACTTAATCTGTGGTTTGGTGGGGAAAAGGGCACGGGCAAAACCCAGACCGCCATGCAATTCGCCGCCCGTACGGGTCGCCCGTTCACCCGCTACAACTTCCGCAAGTTCACCACTTCGGAAGACTTCCTTGGGTCTGTTGGCCTGACCGATGGGTCTTCAGAGTTCAAACCAGGGCCTGTGCTTCAGGCATACACCTGCCCCGGCTCTGTGATTCTGCTGGACGAGGTGACCTCGACCGACCCCGGCGAACTGATTCAGTTGAACGGGTTGCTGGAGGAGGGTGTTCCCCGTGTAAACATCGGTGGGACTACCTGGGTCAAGGGTTCAGGGGTCATGGCGATTGCCGCCGACAACACCCTCGGATCTGGTGACCCCTCGGGACGCTATGCTGGCACCCGCATGATGAATTCTGCCCTGCTGGATCGCTTCTCCCTGGTTGTGCCGTTTACATTCCTGCCCTCTGACCAGGAGGAGGCCGCGCTGGTTAACATCACCAAGTGCTCGTCGGTGATGGCCGAGCGTGTCGTGGGCATCCTCACGGTCTGCCGCACCAAGGCCCAGGCGGGTGAGATTGTCGATGCCCCGGAGTGCGTGATGCTTGGAACGCATCCATTGCAGCACGTCAGCCCGATGAATCAGCGGTTGCACTTGAGGCGATCTATGCTTCATTCGTCGATGAAAAAGAACTGCTATCCTTGTCTCGATAAACTAGTGCTTGCATTGCGTCACCAACTAGTGCCATAATCTAATCTTCAACGGAGGCCCTATATGAACATGAATGTTTTGCTCAACCGTCCGTGGATACATGGGTGGGAACTGCGCCAGGGGATCGTGCCCTTTGCCGAGATGGTCACCAAGGCCATGAAGATGCGCCCCGTCCATGTCTCCCTTACCGATCAGATCAGCACCGCCGCGATCAATGGCACCGGGGCATTGTTCCTGGCGAACGTCAAAGACGATGCCAAGGTGGGCCGTCCTCTGTTGATCAAGTACATCGGGTTTGTCGTGCATGAATTGCTGCACCACAAGTTCACAAACTTTTCTGTTGGTGGCGACTACGGGCAGGACAACTACCTGCGCACCCTCCACAATGCCGTGGAGGATGTTTGGATCGAGCGGCAGGGCATCGATAAAAAGTTCCTGCCCAACTGTGAGGGCATCCTGACCGATCTGGTCAATCAGATGGTCGCCGAGGCCATGACCCGGGTCAGTGATTGGTCTGACCCCGCGCAGTACCCCTTCGCCTTTGCGATCTGGGGTCGCCGCTATGCCAACAAGGTGCCCCTGGCAGAGGGTCTGGAACCTATCTTTAATGAAGCGTCAAACCGCATCCATCATGTAGTGGATTCTCACGGCACCCTTGCCATTGCCAAGTGGATGCTCTCTCAGTTGAAGTCCCTGCCCGAGGCCAAGGAAAAACAACAGGGTCAGCAGGGCAAGGAGGAGGGCCAGGAGGGCCAAGAGGGCGAGAAGAGGGAAACCAGTACCCCAGGAGCGGGGAGCGCATCACGCCCAACCAGTGGTGAGGCATTCCCGGTTGAGCCAAGCATCGACCCCGGCGAGGCCATGGGGGTGAGTGGCACAAGGTCTACCGATTTTGGGAAAGACAAGCAGCACCTCTACCAAGACGCCGATCTGACCCTGGTCAATGACGTACCAGCAAAACTAAGGTTTGAAGTGCGCAAGTTGTTTGACAACACCGGGGTGACCCTGTTTGACCGCAACCGCAAGGCGGGGTCTTTGGACTCCCGCGCCCTGCACAAGGTGGGCGTCACAGAACGGGTATTTAAACGCAGGACTGACATTGACGGCATCGACTCTGCCGTGGTGTTGATGATCGACGTGTCGGGGTCGATGGGTGACATGACCCTGGCGGCGTCTGCTGCTGCTGCTTTGTCTGAGGCCCTGACCTCAGCCGGTGTAAACGTGGGGGTTGTGACATTCACCAATGAGGCCAGCGTGGCCGCGCCTGTGGGCGCGTCTCGCACCCAACTCAAGAAGGTGTTCCGCAATCTGGTCTCTATCGGGGGGACAAACGATTACGCGGGTCTGGTTGTGTCCCATAACCTTTTGCTGCCCCGTGATGAGCAGCGCAAGGTTGTGTTTGTGATCAGCGATGGGCATGGTGACCGTGATCGCCGTGCGAGTCTGCGTGATCAGATCAGGAGTGGAACCCACTTTGGCATCACCACGGTGGGGGTGGGTATTGGGGTGGACATTGGACACGTCTACCCTAATTCGGTGCGCATCAATTCTGTTGCAGACCTTGGTGCGGTTGCGTTTAAACAAATCAAATTGGCAGCGTGAGGAGGGAGCAAATGAGCCAAGTAGCACTTGAGATTTTTAACAACCAGGACACGATGTATACCTACCAGATCCTGGAGGAACCAACAGCGTACCGTGTCTGGGTCAGCACTGGCCCATTGGATGGGAAGTTTATTGGGGGGGAGTTTGAAGAATTCCCCGATGCGTTGGAATGGTTGTCGGACTTTATTAAAGACGGGGAGGATGTATGAAGACGAGCGAATTGAGTGGGTCTGCCCTTGATTGGGCGGTGGCGAAGTGTGAGGGTCTTTTGTGTTTTGGTTTTATTGTTGACGTGGCGGGTACGTTCGCTGTGGTAAACAGCGACAGGCAATGCGAGGTGTTTGAACCGTCAACCGATTGGGCGCAAGCTGGTCAGATTATTGAGCGCGAGTGTATCGAATGGCAGTGGTTGCCATCTTTGAGCGAAGCCCACAGATACGGCGCTCGAAGGCCGAGCCTCGGCGGTCTTAACAGAACATTCTGCATGGACGGCCCGACGATCTTGGTCGCCGCCATGCGGTGCTATGTCGCCTCAAAGATTGGCGACGAGGTGGATGTCCCAGAAGAATTGACGGAGGTAGCATGAGCCACTGGAACTACCGGATTGTCGATCTCTCGGAGTATGGTTACAAGACCATGGAACAATGGTTTGAAGTTCAGGAGGTCTTTTATAACGATGACGGTTCAATCGCGGGTTACTCCGACGTGTCCATTGGGGACGAGCACAAGGATCGCATTGTTGAGATTCTCCAGAGAATGATCGATGACATCAAGCGCAACCCGAATGTTGTCTCCCGTGGTGATGTGAAGGGGTTCAACCATGAACACACTCCCTTCTACTCAGCGATACACGCAACGGGGGCTTAGGCCCCCTTTTCACGTTTAAACGTGGCAAAAAAGTTTTTGCGGGGAAGCAGTATAGGTTGCCCTGTTTCAACCCGTCAAGAAAGCATACTTATTGCCGCTTTTCTCAAACTTTGTGTTTAAACGAGAGGGTAAGAATTTTTACGGTAAAGACCACATTTATTCTTACTTGAAGCGTTTAAATCCACCTGGTGCAGGCAGTAGCTCACCAGGTGAGCCACCGTTTAAATTTAAAGATTGCCGGAAGAATCAAAACTTGTCCATCTGCTCCATGTAGGTGCCGGAGGTTTTGTTGTAGGCGAGGGTGGTTTCCCCTTGGGTTCCCACCCACCTGAACCTGCACTTCCAGACCGCGATCTCGACGCAGTCATCTTTGCGGTGGACGGTCAGTCCACAATCAGTCTTTGCCCACCACGCCATCGAGCCTGAGATGCTCATACCGTCCGGCCTTGGCTGCTCCACCCCCGAGCGTTGGATCTTAGATGGGTGGGCCACAAACCAGACATGAACCTCATGGGCCTTACAGAACTTTTGAATGCGGGTCAGCAT